TCAAAAAGTAGTAAGAACATCAAATATAGATGATACTATAACTGATAAAAGTGATGTTGAGGCAGATAGAGTAATAGCAGATTATGGTAGTCAAGGCGGATTATAATTATGAGATGGACAAACACACATAAGAAGTTAAATATTGTTGGAAACTTAATAATAAAGGGTCTGCAAGATACTTTGAAGTTACAAAAACATAATGCAACAGGTAGGCTTTCAAATTCTTTTAAGAAAGATATGAAGAGTAATAGTCTGATTATGAATGTGATTACAAATAGAAAATATTGGAGAATAGTTAATAATGGTAAAGCAGCGTTTAAACCAAATCTTGGAGAGATTTATAAATGGGTAGTTGCAAAAGGTATAAAAGGGTCGGGCATAGGGCAAATGGTTATAGCCAAAAGAATAGCAAAAAAAATACAGGAAAAAGGAATACCATCTAAACCTTATGTAGTTTGGACAGAAGGTAACAATTTAAAACGAACAAATTTTGCAGGAGTAACAAAAGAAAAAAAGAAAAAACAAGTAGTAAATCATATTATGGGGGGTGTAATTTCAGATGTAGCTAAAATGATTAGAAGTCAAATAAATAAAAATAAAATTGCACAAAAATAGAAAGTAGATATGGCAACAAAAACAGAAAAAATAGTAATACAGGTACAGGTAAAAGGTGCAAAAGGTATATCAGATTTAGAAAAAAAGACAAATAAAGCAACTAAATCAACAGGGGGATTTACTAAAAGTATGATAAAAGCAGGTGCAGCTATCGGCTCTGCATTAATTATATTTAGACAGTTAAATAATGTTATAGGTGCTGCCATAAGAACATTTAAGAATTTTGAATTTCAAATGGCTAAAGTACGAGCCATCACAGGTGCAAGTGACAGGGATTTTCAAAAATTAAGCAATACTGCTCAAAATTTAGGTAGAACAACATTTTTTACAGCATCTCAAGTAGCAGAATTACAAGTTAACTATGGTAAGTTAGGATTTACAACAACAGAAATATTAAATGCCCAAGAAGCTACATTATTATTAGCAACAGCAACTCAATCAGATTTAGCAAGAGCAGCAACAGTTGCGGGTGCTGCTGTTAGAGGATTTGGATTAGACGCTTCTGAAGCAGCAAGAGTAGTTGATGTTATGGCGGTTGCATTTACAAGTTCTGCTTTAGATATTGAGAAGTTTCAAACTTCTATGACTAAAGTTGCCCCTATTTCTGCTGCTGCAGGAATAAGCATAGAATCTACAACCGCAGTTATGGGAACACTTACTGACGCAGGTATTGAGGCTTCTATTGCAGGTACTTCTTTAAGAAATATATTCTTAAAAATGCAAGACCCTTTATCTGATTTATCACAACATTTAGGGTTTACTGTTGGTAGTACTGCAGATTTAGAAAAGGCATTAACTCAATTAAATTCAGAAGGATTGTCAAATGCAGAAATGATGCAACTTGTAGATTTAAGGCAGGTAGCAGCTTTTCAGACTATGGTAAGTGGGGCTTTTGATGTTTTAGATTTAACAGACGCTTTAGAAGATGCTAATGGAGAAGCCCAGAAGATGGCTGATATTATGGCTGACACTTTGGAAGGTGATATTTTAAAAGCTAAATCTGCTTGGCAAGGATTTGAAATAGCTATATTCACGGGTAGCAATAATATAACTCGGGCTTTAAGAGGGTTGGTTTCAGGGTTTGCTGATTTAGTAAATTCGGTAGTTAGTGATTGGAGAACAACAGAGCAAATAGCAGATGATTTTGTTTCAAAGTCTTTGAAAAGTGTTACTGAAGTACAAAATCAAATAGCTGATTTGCAAAAAAGTGGTGCACCTGTTGAAACAAGAAAAAGAGTTGAATTGCTTGATGATGAAATAGAAAAACAGATAACTCTAAAAAATGCACAACAAGCAGCTTTAGAAAAGACTTTAGAACTAGGGAAGCAAAGTAATTTGGAAGGTCAAATAGCAAGAGAGTTATCCGAAAAACTTAAAAAAGAAATTGACGCAAGAGCAATAGCTATAGAAGAGTTAACGGATTTGAAAGAAAAAGAAGCAGAAGATACTATAAAAAGAGAAAAGAAAAGAAAATTAGATGAAGATATTGCAAAAGAACAAGCGAGAAGGGAAGCATTAAGAAAATCAAAAGAAAAAGAAAAAGAAGACGAGAAATTAAGAAAAGAAAGATTAGCAGAATTAAAAGCTGAATTTAAGGCTTCACAAGCAGAATTAAAATCTGCACTTGAAGCGGAATTAAATGCAGATAAAGAAAATTTAATAAATGGAGTAATCACACAAGAAGAGTTTGACAGTAGAGCTTTTGATGCGGAACAAGCTCACCTTGATATGATGAGGGATTTGAATATAGCTTATGGTGAAGACATTAATAAAATTAATGGAGAGATATTAGATAATGAATTAGCTAATATAGCGAGGTTAGCAAAAGAAAAAGAGGAAAAAGATAAAGAAGATGAAAAGAAAAGGTTAGAACAAAGACAATTCGCACTTGATACCGCATCTGAATTAAACAACGCTTTATTTGAAATAGATAGTCAGAATAGAAAAAGACAACAAGACCAAGAATTAAAGATACTTGAAGAAAGGAAAGAAGCAGGTATTATTAGCCAAGAACAATACGAAAAGCAAGTAGATGCTATAAATAGAAACGCTTTTAATAGAGAGAAACAAGCTAATTTAGGAAAGGCTTTTATGGGTGTAGCTTTAGCAATAATAGAAAATTTAGGGAAGCCTTTAAAAATGGCATTAGCAGCAACTGCGGGTGCGGCACAAATAGGAGTAATAGCAAACCAAAAATATGCAACAGGTGGTATGGTATATGGGAACTCACACGCACAAGGTGGTGAAAAGTTTGCAGTTGGCGGTAGAGTAGTTGAGTTAGAAGGTGGTGAGGCAGTTATAAATAAAAGAAGCACAGCAATGTATAAACCTTTACTATCCTCAATTAATTCTATGGGTGGTGGTGTTAAGTTTGCAGATGGTGGGCTGCTTAATCAAACATCCTTTACGCAATCACAATTTAATGCTATTGGTCAAGCAAGTATGATGGGTGCAATTTCAGAAGGAAGTAAAGTTGTAGTAGTAGAGTCAGATATAACTAACTCACAAAATACAGTAAATGTTATACAATCACAAGCAGGATTTTAATGAAAGATAATACTAAAATATTTTTAATATACATTACACTACTGTTAGTAGTGTTATCTTGGGGGATATTAACAAATGTTCGTTGATAAAAAAACAAAAGAAGAAAGGTTAAGTATATGTAAAAATTGCGATTTTTACAGAAATTTTTTACTTTTGAAAAACCCTAAATGGACAAAAGGGGCGAGATGTGGTAAATGCAAGTGTTTTTTAGACGCTAAAACATCTTTAAGTAAAGAGTGGTTTGGTGAGTGCCCTATCAAAAAATGGTGAACATAAATCTTAAACATTATAAAATACCGACAAAACGACTATCTAATATAGTTGTTATATGGTGCTAAAAAATAAACTATGAATTTTTACGAAATATCAAAATCAATTAAAGGCAAGAGAAGGGAAATGATAAAATACAATATTATAACCCTTATGGATTACCAAAGAAACTTCTCAAAATATAAGCAAGAAGAGTTAAAATTATTATTTTCTGAATGGCACAAAGAATTTCCTCAACACGAACAAGATATAACTTGTTCGTCTTGTAGAAATGCGGTAGTAAAATTTTGGAAAGAGATTTATACTATTTGGATTAGTGAAAAAAAGAAAGTAAAAAAATCATCAACACGAACAGGGGCTATAGCAAAAGGTGTTGGTACAAGCAAATAATTATGGCAAATAAAAAGAACAAATTAGATGTAGTTTATGATTACATTGAATTATTGGGTGTAGAGATAAAAAATAGGTTTGGGGAAGATCCTACAACCAAAGATATTTTAAGACATTTAATTGAGAGGGGAATGGTGCATCCAAAAAGGTTAAGGAATTATATGATAATTGCAGATTTTGACGACAGGTTGGTGTTTAATAAAGGTAATAGAACGCATACATTTATGGACTTATCTATAAAATACCACATCAGCGAAAGTCAAGCCCAGAATGTTGTCTATAAAGAAAGAAAAAAGTCTGTTGCCGCAGAAAACATCTCTTATTAAAAGTTTTTTCCAAAAGTTAGGTAGGATTTTAAAAGATAATATATAATTTTGTAAATTATGAAAAATACTTGGTATAATATACAATCACAAGCATCTACTGATTTTGTAGATGTTTATTTATTTGACGAAATAGGACTTTATGGTGTAACTGCACAAGGTTTTATAAACGATATTAAGGACTATAAAAACCAACCTATTAATCTTCACATCAACTGTGTTGGTGGAGATGTATTTGAGGGTATGGCGATTTACAATGTTCTTAAAAAGAGAACTCAAAAGACAACAGTTTATATTGAAGGAATAGCAGCAAGTATGGGTAGCATTATCGCTTTAGCAGGTGATGAGGTTATTATGAGTGAAAATTCTCTCTATATGATACATAACGCTTGGGGCGGCACTATGGGTGAAGCTAATGAAATGCGTAGGTATGCTGACATATTAGAGAAATTAAGTAACGAATCTGCTGATATTTATGTTAAAAAAACAGGGTTATCTTTAGAGGAAGTGAAAGAAATGATGGATGAAGAAACTTGGCTTAATGCTGAAGAAGCGTTAGAGTTTGGGTTTATTGACACTATTTCTGACGCTGTGAAAGTTGCCGCTAAAATTGATGTTTCTAAATTTAAAAACATTACAAGCGACAAAGTAAAACAAACCTTAAATACTAATTTAAAAAAATCAAAAATGACAGAAGATTTGAAAAATTGGTTTAGTGGTAAGATAGAAGAAGTTATTGCAAAAGTAAAAGGTGATGACGAAACTGTTGAAACTGCTGAATCTACAGGTAATGTTGAGGTTGAGGTTAAAATCGCTGATAATGAAGAAGTTGCAGAAAGACTTTCTGAATTTGAAGCGAGTATAGAATCTCTTAACTCAACTATTACTTCTTTAGAAGAGGAAATTTCTTCTACTAAAGGAGAGAATGAAACTTTAAATACAGAAGTTTTAAATTTACAGGCTAAACTAAACAAGTCTGAAGCTGTTGGCACTAAAGTTGATACTGACGGAGAGCCATCTGTAGTAAAAGAAACAGTTATGGAAGATGCTAATGCAGGGTTTTACAATGCGATAGCAAGTGAAATTAGAAGAAAATTTAATAATTAAAAAAAATTGAAAAATGGCAAACGTAGCAAATAAAGGAACTTTCGCAGCTTACAATGGTGCGAGTTTAAATGAATTATTTTATGAGCCTGTATTTAGAAGTGATGATATTATGCGTAACTATCGTGTTATTCCTAATGTAAAACACAAAATGAATGTTTACACTTCAGCAGCTCTAACTAAAATTGTTGCACCATACACAGGATGTTCTTCATCAAGTGGTAGCACACAATTTGACATTGACAATAAAACAATTACTGCAGGTAGATGTAGAGTTGCTTTAGAGCAATGTACTGATGAGTTCTTTGGAACTTATATTGAGGAAATGTATAGAAACGGAGTAGATGTAATGAATTTAGAGGGTACTGAATTATCAGATGCGATTGTAAATCGTGCTGTAAAAGGTATCGGACAAGATGTTGTAAGATTATCTTGGGGTGGTGATTCTACTACTGCAAACTATACAGCTTTTGACGGATGGATGAAGATAATGGGGGCAGATGCAACTGTATTAGGTGCAAGAACTGAAGTGAGTGCAGTAGCACCTACAACACCAACAGCAGCAGAATCATTATCTTTAATTAGACAAATGTATGACAACGCACCAGCAGCTTTACAACAAGTTCCTGCGGCAGATAAGAAAATCTTTGTATCGCCAAAGACTTATAACGCTTACTTACAAAACCTGGAAGGTACTTCTGCTGATTTAGCGATCACTAACCAACAAGATGGAATGTTAGTTGTTAAGTTTAGAGGAGTTGAGTTAGTACCTATGTATGAGTGGGACACTATTTTAGCTGATACTGACCCTGCATTATTTTTAAGAGGCGGTGTTAACGGAACAGAAGGTGCTTGTTACTGTGCAGTTGATAATTTAATTATCGGCTCTGATGTAACTGACCCATCTGGCTCATTTAAAGTATTCTATGATGATTTAGAAGAAAAAATGTTCTTTAGAGGTTACTTCAAGTTAGGAGTACAGTTCTTGTACCCTTCACTTGTTCAATGGGGAATATTCTACTAGAATATAATGTAATGACAGAGAGAGTGTAAAAGCTCTCTCTTAATTACTTTTTTTAATAACAATTTAAAATAATAAAATTATGGCAATAGATGCAGGTTTAGGTATAGGTTGTACTGACTTACAAGCAACAGGTGGTATCTCCCAAATTTTAATTAGAGAATTTGCTACAGGTGATACTGCTACTTATGATAATGCAGCAGGTAAACACGGAATTTCCTCATTAAAAGACACCGGTGGCTCAACAGCTACTTGGATGGTATATGAGTTTAAAAACGAAACACCAGCTTTAGCAATAGCAGCAACTAAAGAAAACGGGTCAACTGCTTTTGAATGTACTTTATCTTTCAACTTACCAAAAACAGACGCTGGTAAATACCACGAATTACAAAACTTATTAAATGCTTGTATGATGGCGATTGCTGTTGATACAAATGGAAAGAATTGGGTGATTGGTGTAAGCGAAAAGTACGCTAACGAAGATGTTTTCACAAGAAATCAAACTTATGCAAATTTAAGTGGTATGGAAGGTGGAACAGGGGCAGCTTATTCTGATGAGAATGGTATCACTATTACTCTAATGGCAAGACAATTTGAACTTCCAAGAGAGTACACAGGTACTTTAACTGTTAATACTGCGGCATTAACAGCGACTACTGATTAATACTAATAGAATATGAGTAAGAGGTTTAAACGCCTCTTTCTCTAATTCTTTTTATGTGTAATTGTAATTCTCAAAATAATTTTGTAGATTTACCGCACTTAAAAATATATTTAATTATGGCAAAATATAAATCAAAATTAGAATCTGGCACAACTTACAAAAATGGTATTAAGATAAAATGGGCAACAGCTTCACAAGAAGAACTTGCTTATGCTTATGAAGAATTAGGCTTACACGATCTTGTAGAAAAAATATCAACAACAAAACCAAAAAATGAAAAAGCAAAAGTCAGTACAAAAAAGAAAGCTAACAACCCAAGCAAAAAGGCAGACACAGACAAAAATACAGACGAATAAGACAAAAAAAGATGTATTTGAGTTTGGTTTGTTTGAATTGGCTGTTCCTCAAAATATTGAAGAGCCTTTAGATTTATCCAAAATAAGGACAAAGTTTATTCCTTTTGGTCAAAATAACTTATTCCCACAATATTTAGCGGAATTAAAACGACAATCTTCTACACACAGAAGTGTTTTAGCACAAAAAACCATATTCACAAGTGGTGCTAAATTCGTAACAAACAATGAAAGTTTAAAAGAATATATTTCAGATATAAATGCTGATGGTGAAAATTTGCGTGATGTTTATAAAAAATTAGCAGATGATTATTTTACTTTTGGCAATGCGTATTTAGAAATTGTTTTATATGATGGTGGTGCAAATATGTATCATTTAGATTCTACAACAGTTAGAATGGCAAAAAACAAGAAAGAAGTATATATTCACCCAGATTGGGCTAAATACCAAACACAAAAAGATAAATTACAAGTTATTCCTCTTTACTCTTATCAAACAGATTTACCAATGATACAGAGCAATAGATTTGTAATACACTTTAAAGATTATGAGCCTATGTTTAATTTCTATGGCTTACCAGATTATGTAGCTGCTTTAGAGCATATAGCTGTAGATTATGAGATAGGTAAGTGGAATCATACAAAATTTAAAAATGGCTTTCAACCATCTGCTATTGTTGAGATTAGCGGAGATATGGGAGAAGAAGAAGCACAAGAAATGGTTAAGGAAGCACAAAAGAAATTTGTTGGTGATGGTAACAATGGTAAGATATTATTTATAGTAAAAAATGGCGACACATCACCTGCAAATGTTCAAATGATTAAAGACGACCAAGACGGAAGTTGGTTGGATTTACAAAAAATTACAGACCAAAACATTATTACAGCACACAGGTGGCAACCATCATTAAGTGGTATAGTAAGTAGTGGTAAAATGAACAATACAGGTAGTGAAATTAGAATTGCTTATGATTTAGCAATGACAACAGTAATAAGAGATACTTCAGAATTATTGTTAAACGGAATAAGAAAAGTATTGTTTAAAGAACTTGATTATAAACCAGAAGAGTTAATGATACATTACGAGCCGCCTATATCTTATGTTACAGATATTGATGTGAAGCAAGTATTAACTATTAATGAGCAGAGAAAATTATTAGATGAAGACTTTGAATTATTAGAAGATGGTGATATGTTTATAGCAGATAGAGAGATTATAGTAACTCAAAGAGATGATGATGGTGATGGGGAGATTGACGAAACTGAAGAGGTAACAGTAGAACAATAAAAATAAAATATAATGGCAAATGTAAGACAATATATCCCTTTAGCAACAGCAGAAGAAGTAATTAGCAATAGCTTTACAAATGCTAATACAGATACCGCTTTAA